TCACGTACACAGCATACAATGGAGTCGTGTACGGTTAAAACAACTTTATACTTTTTAGATACTTCCAGCATTTGATAACCAATTATGCACCGTGCTAGAGCTTGACATACGTTCTCTATGACTTTACCGCCATAGATACGAGTGCGTCCTCGCCTTGTCTGGTAAGTATATTCAATACCCATCTCCCCCTGTTCGCCAAGTAAATCATTATATCTAAGTAATAATCCAGAGGGCAACCGGAGCGCGTACTTATCTACATCAACTTGTAACAAGTTATTACGTCCTAAAGGTAATGCGTCCCCCCGGGAAAGATACACTATCGTATTCTGAGCGGCTTTCCATAGGTTGTAGATGTCTCTATTAGCTTCCCTATAGATTTTTATAACCCTCGCGGCTTCTGACTCACTTATATCTGTACCAAAGTTCTTTAATTGTTCACGAAATCGCACCGCACCCATACCATACCCAGCCCCAAGTATCGTGGTCTTACCAACAAAACGCTGTTCAGAAGTAACATCTTCCTCTGGAACACCATATATGCGAGATGCCATCTTTATATAAACATCTTCATCGTTAGCGAAAGCATCAACAAGATTCTTTTGTTCGGCTAACCATGCAAGCACACGTGCTTCTATTTGCGAAGAGTCAGCTTCTATCAGAGTATGCCCTTCGGGGGCTATTATACTTTTCTTTAGCTTTTTCCCTGCAACCCCCCTGCTAGGTAGGTTTTGTAGATTTATCTTGTCATCACCGCCCCATCTACCAGTATGTGCGGCATAGTATTTAACAGGCACAGGCAGTAGACCACGCTTAGATATATCTATAAACCGTTGCGTTCTAGTTTCTTCCAACGTACTTTTATTACCTAATCTAGCGGATACTAAAGACTGTACCTGTGGGTCTTCATGGTCACCCAAAGCCTTGAAGTCCTCATCTGTTTTAGCAAATGCAAACGTCTCTTTGCCTGTAGTAGGGCTTATCTTTGTAGGTGGTTTCACCCCTAGACCTTCTAGTAGGGAAGCAAATTTGGCGTTGCTCATAAGGTCTTTTTTATCTACCCCGGCACAAGCAAGTAGCTTGTCTTTGTGGTCACGTGTTTCTATAAGATGTTGTTCCAGTAACCCGAGGTCTAAATCTAAAGTAGGTTCTACAAACATACGTAGACTTAAATCTATAAGTTTTAATTCTTCTCTTGGAAAATTAGAGGCGAATATTTTAAATAGATCGTACGTAAGATCCACATCATTTACACAGTAATCGCCATACCTAGAAAGTTCTTCAGAGGTGAAATCGGCACGGTGCTTCCCTAATGCGTTTTCTACTTCAATACCTTTAGTACCAAGGGAATATCTCTCAGCCAATGCACGTAGGCTTCCGCTGACTTCCACACCATCCACAGCACGTGCGATACAAAGAGTATCGGTGTACACACGAGGGGTAATATCAAAAAGCCAATTAGCAATAGCCCCATCAAAAACAGTATTATGGGCAAGAAACATAGCCTCACCCCAATCAAAAGTATGCAAGAAATCTCGTATTTGTTCTTTTGAACCACTAGCCCATTCCGTTTCGTTATTGTTTAGCTTAACCCCCACACCAATAACTTCAAAACGAGGGTCACGCACGTACTCTTCAGTAGTCATTTTAGACAATGAAAACTCTCTATCGTAATAGGTTTCAAAGTCTATCGTTATTAAATCCATACTATAGTTCCCCCCTAAAATAAAATTACCCAGAGTTCCCCATTAGAGGCTTTTTCTTCTAATTCAGCTACAGCTTTATCCAACTCATAGCCAAGTTTGAAGTTTCCATCCCAATGAGCTTGATCTGCTTCAATACGAAAACGATATATTTCCTCATAGATACAGAGGACAAGTTTGCTTCTTTCCACAATATAATTCGCCTGTAAATTCCTTGCTAGTTTCCTTTTACCAAACCAGTCTTGGTAAATACATTACAGGCTAACTCGCCACCACAAGCCATATATCCACAACCGTCTACCCAATTGTCAGAGTTTTTAGCGTTACTTTTTAATCTGGCAATCTTCAGTAACGACATCATTATGGCTACATCAACGGCGGTTACTTTTGTCCCAAGATGTTCTGACCAATAGTTAGCAATCGTAGTGAAGTTTTCCTCCATGCTTCCATGCTGTTCGGCTCTATCTTGAGTAATATATTTTTCAGCGGTACGTAGTATCTCCGCACGTTTTAGAGTGCGGTCAAGCGGTGGGTCAAACGGTAGTTCCAATTGTTCTCCCATTTTATTATCCTTTATTCTGGTAGTTTTAATTTCCATAGAATGTATGGCTCATCGCACGTGCCATTACACACTTGGGCAGAGATAGACTTTGCGTTGGGGTCAAGCGTTGACTTACCAATGTAGTGCCATTCTGCTCCTTGTTGTATCTGTTCTTCAGCAACATCAAAAAATTCTTTGTTGTCAGCTACAAACAAACCCCCGAAAGACATAACTAAAGCTGTAATTAATTCCATTTTTTCATCCGTCCTCTTCTATATCTAATACCCCCTCTGGAACGCCAATCCCTAATTCCAAGTTCTTTTGCACAATCAGAAAACCTTACTTCGGCTACCTTTACACCATTATGTCCAAGACCTTGTTCGGGGTGTTTCCATTCGACACTTTGTTTACAGTCATTACATATACGATTATCAATTGACTCAGAAATAAACGCTTTCTGGCACTTTAAACAAGTACGTGTATCCGCACCAAGATCACGCTCGTACCATTTTGTGCCTACTTCATGTTTATACCTAATCATTAATCCGCTCCAATAACAATTATTGGTTCGGCTGTGCTATCTTCTTGAAGTATACCCTCATCTGTTATGGTTAAAGGGTGTGCTACTGCGTGAAGTTCAGCGTTTTCTTCCTCCCAGTTCATCCATATTTGAATGGCGTGTGTCTGGTCATCGGTATCTATCCATACGCCAGCATCACTTAGTATTTCTTTGGAAACTTTTCTTTCGTCTACGCAACTGACAACTTCTTTTGCCATTGCCGTTACTACAGTTTCCAACAATTTTTCTCGTAAAGATTTTCCCATTTACGCCCTCCTTATTATCTACAAAAAGATGCTAACTTCAATATCTCTGCTATATCTTTCATATTATCCTCATTGACTACTATTTGGAAACCTCCCGCAGTATTTATATCTCGTAAGTTCTTTTCCTGTAATGCGGTAGGGGTGTTCTTACCTGCTTTACATTCTATTCCAAAAAACATTCCTCTATAACATCCTACTATGTCTGGTACACCGCTTCTGCCGTACCCACCTGTAGCAGGATAAAAGTAATAAGTTCCTAACTCTTTAAGCTGTTTTGTTACAGTTTTTTTAACTCTTGCTTCTGGTGTCATCGCCATTAGAAAAAATCCTTTTTAACCACTTCGGACATTTTGGGAATGTAAATACTTCAACGGTCTTGATACCACGTTCATGGCAACGACTACCGTCATCGTATAAATGCCAAATTTCTATTAATTTACGGTCTTCTTCTTCCATGTAATTTGCTCCATAAATATGAATCAAGTTTACATACGTACCTTGAAATAATTAATAATATCTTCCTCATCTTAAATTCTCTAAAAGAGAAATCTCAATACAAGCTCCACCGTCTAATAAAGCAGAGGCTTGTAAACAAGCCTGTAGAGAGGGGTGGGTAGATATAAGTTCTACATAATTATTTAGAAACAATACTAAAGAATAATATAAATTTTCAGTCATTTAAATTCCCCAGTATCTCCACTTCACTTGATTTCCCCCAAACACGTTTTATGGTGTTCCAATGAATAACATTATCACTCTTTAAAATAACATTCTCAAAGGTCTTACCTTTCATCTTCTCAGCAATGCGTTGTTCACGCTCTTTAGAGTTTTTGATATGTTCAGGCCATCCAGCGTTATCTTCTTTTGTTCTTTTTGGCATTTAGTTTCTCCACACAATATCTATCTGACGATAGGGAACTTGCTTCTGTAAACGTGCTTTTTTGGCGTATGCGGCGAACTCTTGATTTGTTCCTAAGTAACACGTTACCGTCTTATCGCTATTTGTTTCCATTACATAATACATCTGTAGTTCTCCTAAAAACTGGTTTCAACCAGAAATGTTAGTCCGTGGACTAACATCTCCAAGTATTTCATTTAAAAGGGTTAGTCTATATAGAGCGTTCTCAGTTAAGTTCTCTAACCGATCAACGTCATCTATATAGACTGCTCTTGAAGCGCATTGGGCTAATTCAGTTGCAAACCTTTCGATCTGCTTTAGTTCCCATGATTCTAATCTTCTATAGTTCATTAGGTTTAATTACCCAGTACGTAGTTTCATCAATACGCCTACCTACATTTTTTATAACTGAGGTAATCGGTCTCCAATCCGTTACCATCAATACAGCTAGACGTTCTTGTAACCATGTTGGCAAATCATCAGAAGAACAATACATACCTTCTGCTTCTGCGTCAACCTTATCCATGCCAATACATGACACTTCGATAGTGTTCGTGTCATCATGTACTTGAACACGGTATAGCTTATCATCGGGTGTGTTAGGCAGTAACATAATACACCGTTGGTGTGGATTTATATCCAACCCCATCAACCCATTGTTCAACTTCGCACATCTGAAGTACAGCTAATTTACCAGCAACATCAGGGTACTCAGCTTGTATGGTATCCTCAGAGAAAGTACCTAACGAACCCCAAACCGTACCATAATCAGATATATCTTCTGTTTGTGCGAGTTCAAAACGAGTACCGTTGGGACGTTGTTCTGCACACACCATAATAACTTTTGAGGACATACCGCTCTTAACTTCCGCGTGATCTTTGTGTGCCTGTAAAAGTTCTGCGATTGAATTAGAAAATTCTGCGTCCAGAAATTTATGCCCTGTGGTTACCAGATGCTGTAACTCTCGAATAATAATATTAGAGTTATCACCAGACCTAGTATTAAAGGATAAAGCCTTTTCAAACTTATCACGTATACTACTACGTGTATTGTTTTCGGTATCGCCCCATGCCCTACGGCAATTAATACCGTATGTACTTGCTACTTCTATACTAGATAGATCACGTAGAAACGACTTAGCATTACGCATAGCTACATCCATATGCTTCGACATTTTGTAATGAAATTGAGGGCTTGAAGAGTGGTACTTTTCGTTTTGTATACGATTACTAGCAACCATAAAAGTATCTTCGCCCCCAGTATCACGGAAGTTACCGTAACCAATCCTACCCATAGTTAGCGGTTTCCAATCATGGTACACGTGGACTGACATAGCTCCGTTATCGTTTGGCGAATTACCAAATGAGAATTGGCATTTAGGGTACACCTCACGTACCTTACCCATAAACATCCTAAGATAAGAATGAGTTTCTACCTTATGTATGTTCTCAATAGGAATTAAATCATGTGTCTCTGTAATTCTAGGCATTGGTAGTCTCCTTATCAGTCATAAGCCCAAAGGCTTTGTTAGCCCAACTATTATACTTAGCTCTAAACTCTCGTTGATCCTCTACTGTTTCAATAGATTTTATAAGTGAAGTACTTGAATCAGTATATGATCTACGGCTATCCATTCGTATCAAAAAGTTAGTAGCTAGATGTATACGTAGTGGATGATTATAATCCTTTAGTATTTGTAATGCAACTTTTACTGGAAAATCTAATCGGTTGCTTATAAAGTGACTTTGTACGTGATTATGCGCTTCATACTCTAAATGCCTTACGTTCTCGTATCCAACATCAAGTAAAAGACCAACAGAACATATCCACTCATAGAACTGCTCTAAGTCAGCACGTAATTCGGCTTTCTTTTCTTTGTCTACAACAGAACGTGTTTCAGCCCACGGCTCAGTAATACACTTCCACCTAAGATCACTATGATCGTTATAGTTATTGAAGGGACGTGCAAACGTCAGATGATAGTCGGTCTTGTCTTTAGTATTTCTAGGCCGTGCTATAAACACATTGTTTATCATGTGTCTGCCATGCTTACTATGATTGTCGAAGTACAACCCTGACGGCAGGTAAGCACGTAAGAATTGAAACCGTGACGTGTCATGGGACATCCGAATATTAGGACGGACAGTTACAAACTCTTTACCGTCTTTACGTTCCCATGTAATCGGGGGGCGTTTAATGTAAGCCCACCAATAACTATTAGAGGCTTCATAAGGATTGATGTCATTGTACATCATAGCATCGTGTAACACGTACTTGTTCCTATCTACTCTTTCCATGCGTTCCCACTTGCGTCTCCGATCACCTAGTGGACGTATATCATCCTCTCGTTTGTGATGCTTACTCACCAATGGTTTAGTGCTGTTGTACTTATCTTCTACCTGTTTAAAGGTATTTAATGATTGTGGTCTATATATCATGTTTCTTCTCCTAATATGTTAGTCCGTGGACTAACCTTGTTTAATACGTTCCCAAGCGGAACGTAATGTTTGAGCTGTAAGGGTTGCTTCGGATGAAAAACGATTGTCAACCAGTATACGTGACGCTTCAATTTCAACCGCACGTTCTACTATCTCACACGCTGTAGCCCAATCTCTTGTAGCTTCTGTAGCTTCTTTAATAATAACTTCTTGTGTTGTGTCCATGTCACTTTCCCTTTCAATGTTTAATGTAAGTCTCTACTAGTTACGTGAATTACCGTACCAACATCTGGCTTGGCATTTTTGTTATCGACTATTACCCACAATACTGGGCAATCCCACTTGCCCCACGAACCACCAAGATACCCATCGGTGATAACGATAGCGGCTTGTGCATTGATACCATGCTTGCTCATGTGCGCTGGCACACACTCGACATTAGTACCACCGCCACCTTTGGGTTTTGTAGACTTGATAAAGTCATCGAGTTCGTGTTGCTCATATGTCTCGTCAGAACATACTTCTGTATCCCAATACAGCATACGTACCCAGTTAGGATGTACAGCATCGAAGCACGACTTGGCTTCGGTGAGTATGACTGACTGTTCGGCCTGACCGACAGAACCAGACATATCACCAGCAATGACAATACCTTCAACACTCTCTGATATACCACTTGGCATATATACTTCTGAGGAAATATATCTCCTGTTAGGACGTTGCCACGTAGAGTAGTCATTGCCTGAACAAGTCGTAGATATAAACTCTCGCATTACTTCACGCCAATCCACCTGTGGCTGTAGTAGATCAGTAATACTGCGATCTGCGCCATTGCCTAACTTGCCAGCGATAAGCGCACCCTGACGTACTGCCTCGTCAATGTCTCTGGCTAAATCACGTTGTTCTGCGTCACTTAGTTCTTGTGCGCCATCCCAATCATGCTCATCAAAGCCACCAGAGGAACCAGCCCCACCATCACTTCCGTTTTCTTTCTGCTCTTGTTTAATGGTAGCGTATACTTGTGCGCTATCCATATCTTTGAACTTGCGATCAAGCAGACCACCTTGGGGCATAACCGCGAACCCATCGGTATTGTCATCAGCTATCTTGAGATTGATAACGTAATCACACGCTTGATTTGCAAGCTGTGGGTTTTCATCATATAGATGTTTCCACGTGGTGAGATGTCGATACAGTTTATGGTAGCTCTCATGCAGTACAAGAAACCGTAGTTCGGGGTCAGATAAATCGTCTACAAACTTCCTACCGTACATCTCATCACGACCATTCGTACAGGCAGTAGGTATGTCATCTTTGACAGTACGTTCACCGATCATAAGAATACCAGCCAGTGCAATGTACTTATCGTTACCCATAATATCGACAACAGCCTTGGATAGCCGTTGTTCTGTAGTGAGTTGTTTACCTAGTGTTAACATTGTATTCTCCTAAGAGTTTAGCTTTCCCGTGCGGGTGGGACACAATGCCCCACCCCATAAGATGTTAGTCCGTGGACTAACTATTTCTTGTCCGCCGCGAACATATAGTTGTTAGCCATAGCCCATTCGGTGAACTTCTTGTTAGTCATCACCATAGACTGCTTGGAATACTTGGGCGCACGTACACCATTGGCGAACATACCTTGCGCTTCTTTGTCGAGGCGCACCATGTAATCCATCCAAGCATTGACCCAATCTTTCTCCAGACTTGCTAGTGTGCGGTACACAACCATACATACAGCACTAGCACTATCAGGTACTTTGGCGTTCTGTGGGTCTTTCTTGATACTCTCAAGCGAGGGTAACTGATCTGCCAGCTTGACAAATGCCATCAAGTCCATAGCACCACGCGCACCTATCGTACCCATGAGCAAACCTGTTAGCGTTTGGTCGTCAAACGCTTCACGTTCTTTGAGCCAATCGGAAGCGGCTTCCAACGATCTGGGTGTGACAAACGCTGTACGTTGATCTCTGGGGTGATATATGTACGGATTTTCTTCGGGGTCTTTGACAGTCTCAAAGCTCGCAAAGAGTTGCGGGTTATCCTTACACCACCCAAGTAAAGTGTGTTCGATCCCATTGTTAATCCCCCATTCAATCCATTCCATGTTGTCGTGTTTACGCATGGTAACAACAGTAATGCGGTTCCGTGCGTGTGGCGGTACTAGATCACCTACACCCTCAGCCCCTAAGTTAGTCGTAGCAAATACTAACGAGTCAGGGTGTAGTGTGTATGAGCCTATCTTACGCTCCAGCATAAGACGTAACAGAGCGTTCTTGACTGCTTTGTTGGCTTTGCCATACTCATCAATCATAAGAATAATAGGCTTGTCGATATGTGCGCCTAGTTCTTCATTAGTGAGATACGACACATAGCCTGTACCATCATCAAGTTTTGCTATATTCGGTACTGTGATGTCACCCAAGTCTTTAGTGGTGCAATCACAATAGTAGGGTGTATGGGTGGATAACTCATCTGATAACATCTTTAATAATGATGACTTACCTGTACCCATGTGACCCTGTACCAAGATAGTGCGTTTGTCACCACCTGTACGTATGGCGGTAGCGATCTGATCTAGGCTTAGTGCGTACATTTGTTCTGCGTTGTTAGACATCGTAGTTCTCCTTATAAGATGTTAGTCCGTGGACTAACAAGTTTACCACTTACCTGTAGTGGTGTTGTATGGGATAAACAAACACTCGTTTGTCACCCACGTGTGATTGGAAAAGTAGGTGCGTTGTCCACACCCACTAAGTGTTTCCAAAATGATAAGAGTTAGTAATACACCAACTGCAATAACTGTTATGGCTTGAGCCATTGTTACACCCCTACACTTGGAAGTGACGCAATGACTTGATCCACTGTGCGTTTAGTCTCAGCACGTGTATGCTCGTCTTCACGTAGTATCTCAGCAGTCACGCCATACATAGCGTCTGATAACTTATCACGCATGGTAGTCATCTGGACATCACCTGTGACATTACATACGTCTAGTAGCTCGATCATCTCGACCACGTTACTGACCAGACTGTCACGGAATATCTCTTTCTTGCCGTCAGGACTGATAGCCAAACGCTCGGACATACGAGTGAGTGCTTCGTGCAAACGTGTCCACACGTCATTCATTGCTTTGGTGAGTTGCCGGTTGTAGTAGTCAGAGTAACTTGACTTGACCTCATCTACTGCGTCCTTGCCAACATCAACACGAAAATCACCTGCGTCTGGTAGCGGAATGTAGTTGAGACTGAACGCAAACTTGGTGGTAAGCGTGTCCGTTGATGGGTACTCGCTAGCGTCAAACAAGTCACCTAGTTTGGCTTGTGACTGGCTGATCTCCCATTGGTAAGACTGTATGAAGTCGTTAACACATGACCGCCACTTGTTCTCGAGATCAGTCATGGCTTGATGATACTTGAAATACTGTGCCGTTGGTAACAGTCGCAAGCCTGTATCTGACCACGGCATAGTCATGCCATAATGTACGTTGCGAATATTACCTGTAAGTTTGTGAACTGCTTCCAATTCAGCGCACTTACCAAGTAATTTCTTGTGGACATTGGCTACACCAGATTCGGCATTGTTATCTGCGGTAACATCTTGAGACGCTTTCTTGTCTTTCTTACGTCCTGTCCATTGGGATATTGACAGTTCGGATAACATTGCGCTTGATCCGATGGAAGCGACCTCGACTTGTGGAACATTGTTAGTCCGTGGACTAACATCTTGTAGGGTGGTCGTGCTTGAGCCATCGTTGGAAATACCAACGGCTGGCGATGTTATGTGTAGTTGCGTATTCATGTCTGTAGTTCCTTTGTAAAAATCAGTGGAAAATCCCACTATCAATATATTACCATAGATGGCTATGTATGTCAAGCTGTGTGTAAACTTATTATATGGTGATTAAACGTGTAATGTACTGTAATGTACTGTAATGTTCTAACACGTGTCCCTGTAAGTCATTGTAAAACTTAGAATGTTCTAATGTTCTTTTTTTAGAGAAATTGGAGGGTAAGATTTTTGGATTTAGATTTTTTGTTGGGTAAGTAATACGCTCTCATGGGGGTCGAAAATAAAGTTTAATAATATTTAGAAAAAAGAACATTATAACTATTATTATAAATACTAATAAATTGATACAAATTGATAGGCAAGTATTACAAGAGTTTGTTACTAGTTGTTATTAATTGCTACGTATACATAATGTTCTAACGCTACAGAACATTACGGAACATTACAGAACATTACCCCCAAAAAGACAGAACATTGCTTATATAACAATAAGTTAACAACAGAACATTATGTTAGTCCACGGACTAACATGTTACTGCGTTGGCTCACCGCTACGTCCCGAACTGGTTTCAAAAGATGTTAGTCTGTGGACTAACATTGGCTCACCGCTACGTCACGAACTGGTTTCAAACACGTTACTATATAAAATGACCATTGGCTCACCGCTACGATAACAACTGGT